AGTCGTTCATTGACTTGCTGCGTAACCGCTCGGTTGCGTACCGAATGGGCGTGACGTCGTTGTCCGGCTTGCAGGGTTCGGTGACTATTCCGAAACTGACCGCTGCTGCGACTAACTACTGGCTCGCGACGGAAGCGACCACTATCACTGAGAGTCAACAGACGCTCGGCCAGTTGGCGCTCAGCCCGAAGACGGTTGGCGCGTACACTGAAATCAGCCGTCTGTTGCTGTTGCAGTCCTCGCCGTCGGCTGACGCTCTGGTGCAGTCTGATCTGGCTCAGGTCGTGGCGCTCGCGGTTGATAGTGCTGTGCTCAGCGGTTCCGGTGCATCCGGTCAGCCGCAGGGCATCATCGGGTCGGCTGGCGTTGGTTCTGTGACGGGTACTTCGATTGCCTATGCTGGCATCGTGGAATTCCAGACCGATACAGCGTCTGGTAACGCGCTGTTCGATTCTTCGGGCTACGTGACGACGCCGGCGGTGGCTGGCTTGCTGAAACAGCGCGTCAAGTTCACCTCGACCGCTTCGCCGATTTGGGAAGGCAAACTGCTTGAAGGCACGGTAGACGGCTATCGCGCTATGGCATCGTTGCAGGTTCCCACGGCTAACATTCTGTTCGGCGACTTCTCGAAAGTCGTTCTGGCAGAGTGGGGCGTTCTGGAAGTCGAAGTGAATCCGTATGCGAACTTTCAGGCTGGCATCATCGGCATTCGCGCCATGTACAGCATTGACGTTGGCGTGCGGTATGGCGCGGCGTTCTCGCTCGCCACTTCCGTGACCTGATCTGGCTGGCCGTCGTGCTTACTTCTATGGGCTCCCCGTTGGTGGGTGGTTCGGCGACCTCTACCGTGGCCAAGCGATTCATCAAGGTTCAGCGCGCGTTCCACTTTGGTGGGCGCGTGCTGGGCGTTGGTGAAGTCGTGGAAGTACCGGCAGGTTTTGCCAGTGAGATGATCCACGCAACCAAAGCAATCGCATGTGAGGCCCCTGTCGCTGTTGTTGAAACAGTGGCAGAGGCTCCCGTTATAGAAGCGGAGAAGCCCCGGCGCGGGCGTCCGCCAAGGAGTGTTTCAAATGATTAGTAATCAGGGTCAGTCGGCCTCGCAGGTGCTGCTTGTCAGTTCTGTATCAGCCGCCGCGACTGTCAATGCTTCATCGTCCACGACGTATATCGACGTTAGGGATTATGAGGGCGATTTGGTGTTCCTCATCAATCCGGGTGCCATCACCGGCTCCTGTACGCCTGATATTCAGGACGCTACAGATACGTCTGGTACTGGCACGGCATCCATTGCCGCAAACGAGGGCGCTTATACCGCGCTCGTTGCCAACACGCCGCGCAAGTACACGGTTAACTCCGGTGCTACTCGCGGGTTCATTCGCTTGATTAATACCGTGGTCACTGGCCCGGTGCTGATCGGCGCAACGATGTTGGCGCGTCCCAAGAGCGTCTAATGTTGGAATCTGACGCAGACCGCTTGGAGTCTATCAAGGCTCTTGGCGGTCTGTTAGTCACCTGTCCGCGTTGTAATTTTTGGGCGATCTTCGATGCCGATTACGTGAATGCAGACGGAGTGGACGAATCAGGTCCGGCGCTCACGTGTCGGATGATTGACGTATCGCTTTTGCGTAAGGGCGATTCAGTCACCGTAGGGGTTGATGCTTTCCGCGTGCGCGGATTTCAGCCTGACGGCACTGGAATGACTACTGTTCGGTTAGGTGCCTAATGGCTCTGCGTGCATTACAAATTGTTGATGCGGCAGTGGCGTTATTCACGGCCAACACTGCGTTAGCGTCTGCTGCCTATAAACATCGGGCAGAAACCCTATCGCTGGATGAACAGGAATTGCCGGCCGTCGCGGTGATGTTCGGTGACGATGATTCTCTAGGCGAAACGGGTGCAGTCAATCTGACCTATCTCGATAGCCTGCTAACGCTGAACTGTACGGCGGTTACTACTGCCGCGACTGAATCACAGTTAATCGACCTGCTGTCAGAGATGCGCAGGCAGATACACGTCTCCCTGATGGCCGATAGGTCGTTAGGGCTTAATTTTGTAATCGACACCCGTTATCAGGGTTCGATCGCGCCGGACATTACAACGTCCGGGGAATTGATGGTCGGGCGTCTTACGACCCGCTGGGCGGTTCACTACCGCATGAATTCAACGGACCCTAGTTAAGGAAACCATATGGGCAATTTACGCGTTAGTAATGACGTCATCCTCGCGAAGATCGAAAGCACGTACAACACGGACCCTGTGCCAGTGGTGGGTACTAATGCTGTACTTGTGAATGGCACGCCGAATTTTTCGGCGGAAGGTCTGCGGATGAACGAGCGTGCGGCTGTTCGCGGCAGTCTCGGGCAGTTGCAGCAGGTGTACGGCGGCCAGCTTGGCAAGGTCACGTTCCAGGTTGAGGTGAAAGGTTCTGGCGCCGCAGGTACCGCGCCTGAATGCGGTCCGCTCCTGCGCGCGTGCGCGATGGGCGAGACCGTTGTCGCCTCAACCTCAGTCACTTACAAGCCGATCAGCACGACGCACGAGTCGGTGACTATTTACTGGTACGAGGGCGGACGGAAGCTGCACAAGATCACGGGCGCGCGTGGTACCGCGGCACTCAAGGTAACGGCAGGCGGCATTGCCTACTTTGACTTTGAGTTCACCGGGCATTACACCAATCCGACCGACCAATCACAGCCGACTGGCACCTATAACTCACAAGTACCGCGCGCCGCACTCAGTATGGCGATTACTGTCGGCGGTGTTAGCGTCGTGGTGCGCGAGTGGTCGGTGGGTCTTAACAACACGGTGGCTATGCCGCCGTCTGTTTCTGCTGTGGACGGTTACAGCGAAATTCAGATTACCAAGCGCGATGTTCGTGGCGAGATTGTTCTGGAATCAGAACTTGCGTCTGTCATTGACGTAGATACGCAGCTCAGCGCCGGCACTGCTTCTACGTTCGCATCTGGAACGCTGGGTTCTGTGGCAGGGAATCGCTTTGTCGCATCCTCGGCAACCTCTGGCTTGGTGTGGCTTGATCGGCAGTTTGGCGAAGGTGACGGGCTACGTATCCGCACCATGCCGTTTCAGTTGGTCGAGACTTCGGCGCAGAACGATGAGGTTAGTTGGGCGTTTACCTAATGGAAAGTTTCTGGTTTACGCCTCGGCATCAAAAGGAAGGAACTGAGGTCAAGTTCCTATTGCGCGGACTCGATACGCGCGGGCTTTATACAATTCAATCGTCTATGGGCGACCGTGGCGTACCGGATGCGGACGCGGCTTTTTCTGCTTTTGAATCTAACGTCATTGGCTGGGAAGGTGTCATTCACGACGGTCAGCCGTTGCCATTCTCGCGCGTCAATCGCTCCAAAGTATTAGGCGGAGATGCGTCTATCGACTGGATGCTGTGGGTCGCTGAGTGTTCCGGCAAGCTGTATTCAAAAGCTCTATTAGGCGATACCGAAAAAAAAGCCTGATCCTCGCCGCTGTATTGGCGGCTGATCCTAAGTGGGCAGTGTGCGGGGAGTGCAACTGCGTAGGCGGGGAGTCCCCCTTGCCTAGGTGGGAGATAAAGGGATTTGTTGAGCCTAGCAATATCTGTCCGAGGCGCCGCGTGACTGAGGCTGATTACCGATGGTTGGATTTGTACAAGCACTACACGCAGGGGCATCTATGGGCGCCTGGTGGTGTTGCTTCACAGCCGGCTATTTATCTGGACGCCATGAAAACAATCGACCTTGGCATGAGGATTGCCGCACATGACTGACGCACGCGCAAAATTCAGAATAGAGGGTGAGGACGCTACTGCTGCGGCTTTCCGTTCAGCGATTGGTCGCGCGCAGAGTGCATCCAAGCAGATATCCAATGCGTTCAGTGGTGCATTTGCTGGTTTGAGCGTGGGCCTGGCGGTTGGCTTTGCAAAGTCGATGTTCAATGCGGCGGATGCTATTTCGGATGCTGCCAAACGAGCGCACGCCGGAGCAGATGAATTTGCGCGGCTGGCGTATGCCGCCAATCAGGCGGACGTTGATACCAGCACGCTCGAGGTTGGTGTCGCCAAGCTCAGCAAGACCATTGGCGAAGCGGCTAACGGGACACCCGCTGCCGTCAAAGCTCTGGCTGATCTTGGGTTAAAGGCCATTGATCTTGTCGGCATTCCACTGCCTGAAAAGATAGCGATATTGTCGGATCGCCTGAAAACCCTGGGATCTGATGAGCAACGCGCGGCTGTGGCTGCAGGGATCATGGGTCGGTCGGTGGCAGAGTTAATGCCGCTGTTCGATCAAGGGGCCGAGGCTACCCGTAAGTTTTCCGAAGAAGCGCACGGGATGTCCGAGCGGACGCGCATAGGAATTGGTGCGCTGGACGAAGCCTATAAACACTTGTGGGACAACATCAAGGGCGGCGTCGCGGATGCCTTGGCGTCGTTAGGGTTGCTGGCAGGCGGGACTACCAACGAACTAGACAGACTTGAACTTAGGCTAGCCGCTTTGCGCGATTCTTTGAAACCCAGTGCTGGCGCTGCTATGGCTGGCGTTCGATTCGATAAGGCTGCTGTTCTAAAGGATATTGCCGAGACTGAGGCGGCCATTGCGAAGGCTAAGAACAAGATTGCAGCCGGTAAAGATGAGGCTGCCAGAAAGGCGGAAAGCGCAAGGATCAAGGCGGAGCTTGTCGCATTCAATGCGGAGACACGCCGCATACAACTTGAAAACATCGAAGCTGTAGAGGCCGCCAATACAAAGGCTTTCGAGGAATTGTTGGTTATTGAAAAAAGATACTACGAGGAACTGATTAACGATGCCACGCGCGCCGCGGATGCTCAAACAGAGTTAGCGGATAGGCTGGCGCTTGATGGGATAGATAAATTCCGCGAACAGGCTGAGGCTGCTAAAGAGGCTATGGACGAAATATCCACCTACGCCGAAGAAGCCGCTCGAAACATTCAAGATGCCTTTGCAGACTTTCTGTTCGATCCGTTCAAGGACGGGTTACGCGGGATGCTGCTAGGGTTCGTGAACATCATCCGCCGCATGATTGCCGAGGCTCTGGCTGCGCAGATATTGAAGTCTCTATTTGGTGAGAAAGGCGCTGGCGGATTCTTGGGAAGTATCTTTGGCGGGATCTTTTCCGGCAAGGCTGCTGGCGGTCCAGTCAATGCCAATCAGCCTTATATCGTGGGTGAGCGTGGACCGGAGTTATTCATGCCGTCGAGTAGCGGCAAGATCATTCCGAATAACGCGATGGGCGGTGCGTCTATCACTATTGCCCCGACCTACAACATTAGCGGTTCTGGCCTATCGGCTCAGGAATTGCAGCCGATTCTGCAGCGTAACAATCGCAACATGGCCGAGATGTTCGCGCAGTCCATGCATCGCAGCGGGATGCGCCCGCCGGTGTTCGCATGACCGACGTTGTATGGCCGATTGATATTGTCCCATCGCGCGTAGAGTGGCGGACCATTGATAACACCGGAGCATTCCAGTCCCCGTTATCAGGCGCAGTACGCACGGTATCCCGTCCCGGCAACCGCTGGGGCGTTCGCATGTACTTCGAGAACCTGAACGCGGCCAAGCGCAACCGTGTAATGGGCATTATTTCGTCATTGCGCGGCAGAACTAATCGCATATGGGTGCCTGACGTTAGCACGCCTTCGCGTGGCACGATGAGCGCGCCTGAGCTGTTCACGAATGCGGATTTCAGCAATGGGACGACTGGGTGGACGCCTACCTCAGCAACATTGACCAATATCGGCGGCGCGTTGCGGGCGACTGCGACAACTCCAACATCTAACGTTCAATATTATCAGGCCGCAGTCGTTACTACGCTTCAAGCGTATGCATTGCGCTCTTTTTTGCGAGATGGTCCGCAAACTAGCGGCTTATCTATTGGGCGATTTATTAGCAATGGCATAGATGGATCTGATAACGACTATGGAACTTCCCGAGGGCTGGGAACCAAGGTCGCGGTTCCAACTGCTGGAAGCGATGGTAAATATCCGCTGGTTTTCAGCCCAGTATCAGGGTTTACCGCTGGGGCCTATGTTGACACGCTTTACACGTCACTCGCTCGTTGCCTGCTGGTTGACAACGGTCTCAACACATGCACATACAGCGATCAAATAGATAACGCTGCTTGGACAAAAACAAACGGCACGATTACTGCTAACGCAGGCGTCGCGCCAGATGGAACAAGTACGGCGGATCGGTTCACCGAAAATACGACGCCGACAGTATCACATATCATTAGGCAGAATCCTGCTCGTGTGAACGCAACGGCAGACATTTGCGGTTATGGCTTCTTTAAAGCTAGTGTAGCTCCGACGCGTGATGTTAGGTTATATGTAGGAGACGGAGCAAATTACGCGCACTGCATTTTTAACTTGACCGCTGGAACTGCCGGTGGTGTTAGCAACGTTGGAACAGTTACTAACGGGCGCGCTTTCATGGTCAGCATGGGAAATAGCTGGTTCTTTTGCTGCGTCATCGGAAGATTGCCTTCAGGAACGACCACCTCATTCGTTGAGTTTGATTTAAATTCTGGTGGCTCAGATAGTTACACCGGCACTACTGGCGCTGTGGACTTTTGGCGCTGTGGACAGGCGATAACATCTGTCCCAACGCGCGGCGCACTCACGACGTCTGCCGCTTCGACTGGAACATCGCAAACCGGCGGCGCGCTATATCTCAAGGGCGGACCGGCGAGTACGGCAGGCGCTATCGCTGCTGGCGATATGGTCGAGGTCATTACTGGTTCAACCAGTCAGATGATCAGGCTAACGGCGGACCTAGACTTCGATGCTGCTGGGCTTGGGTACATGCAATTCGAGCCGCCTATCCGTACCAGTCCCAGCGATAACGCTGCAGTAATAGTTCAAAAGCCCATGGGCAAGTTCCTATTGGCTAGTGAGGAAGTCGGCTGGGAAACAAGGCCCGGCTTGTTCTCAGACTTTGCGATTGATCTTGTTGAGGATGTCACGTGACGCGGATTGTATCCTCAACAAACGAAACCGCATTAGCTGCACGTGCGATTGTCATGGTCACGCTCGTGGACATGGACTTTAGTAGCGGGCATGTGCGCGTCCATGATGGACTTGGGCCGTTGGCGTTCAGTGGTAACACCTATGATGGTGTCGGCAAGTACGGCGGCATTGAAGCCGTCACTGAGACGCTAGACGTTATTGCGCGACCGCTCAAGCTCACGCTATCAGGGGTTGATGCATCGCTGGTTACGACCACGATGACCGAGACCTACCAGAACCGTAGCTGTACTGTTTACCTCGGCATTCTTGACCAAACAACCATGACCTTTGTGGCTACCCCTGAAACAGTCTGGGAAGGCCGCATGGACACGATGCAAATCGAGATTGCCGACGGATCTGCAACGATCAAGCTGAACTGTGAGCATCGTCTGTATCGTGAACCGCGCATTGCCAGATACACGGATCAGGACGAACAGCTCGCGTATAGCGGCGATACGTTTTTCAATCTCATGTACCAGATACCAGGGTTTAGATCGCAGTGGGGATCGGTGAATACGAATTACTCTGGCGGCGTTGGTACTGGTAGCGGTGGCGGGCTTAGGCCGAGTAATCCATTACCGTGAAAAAGCCGGACTGGTTAGATTGCCTTTGGGAAACTATCGAGGCTCACAAGTCTATTGCGTTTGAGTATGGCGTTCACGACTGCTGCACGTTCGTCGCCAAGTGTCTCGATGCGATGCACGGATCTGACAGACTCAAGCAAATACTTGGCGAGTATCACGACGAAGGAACTGCCAAGGCATTGATTGCCAGTCAAGGCGGGCTCAAGGATACGGTGAGCTATTTTCTAGGCGCGCCGTCACTTTCGCACCATGCCCGTCGTGGTGATGTGTTGTTAGTGGAAACTGATGCCGGCGAGTCTGTCGGTATCTGCATTGGCGATACGGTCGCTTGTGCCGGCGATGGCGTGGTGATGTTCCAGCGCATTAAAGCGAAGGCCGCTTGGTGCATAGATGGGTAAGGCGGTAAAAGCAATCGCCGGAGCGATACTGTTTGTTGCCGGGTTAGTCACCGGAAATGCGTTCCTAATTAACATTGGTGCGCAGATGTTTTTATCTGGTGTAGCTGATGTGCTCACGCCTAAGCCGCGACTGCCTGGCGACCCAGGCGTTCAGCAGGAATACACCGGCGGAGTAGAGCCGCGCCGCATCGTTTACGGGACCATGAGAGTCTCAGGGTTGAACGTCATCCCGCCGCTAACGAGCGGGGCTAGTAACGAATTCCTGCACCAAGTATTAGCGGTCGCTGGCCATGAAGTGAACGCGATCACAGACGTTTATTTTGATCAGACTGCTATTGCATCGGCTGACATTGGAGCAGTTAGCGGAACAGATGCGGATGGTTTGGTGGGCGGTGCTGGCGCATATCTTAATCTGGCATGGATCAGGCGCTACACCGGCACGTCCTCACAGACTGCTGACTACATTCTGGATACTACATTCTCTGCATGGACTAGCAGCCATCGTGGGCGCGGGATTGCATATCTTGCGGTTCGGTACAAGTACAATGCCGATGGATACAAGAACGGCAAGCCGGAAGTGACTTGTATTGTTCAGGGCAAGAAGTGTTACGACCCGCGTCTAGATAGTTCTCCTGGCGCTAACCCGACCAATGCCAGTTACATTGCCTACACGAATAACCCGGCTCTACATCTTGCGGATTATCTGACAGATGCATCTGTTGGGTTAGGGGAAACTACTGGGCGCATCAACTGGACGGATGTTGTCACGGCTGCGAATATCTGTGACGAAACCCCGGCCATTCCCAGTACGACGCAAAAGCGATACACGTCTAACGTTGTACTCGATTGCACCGCGCGCTATGAGGACAATATCAAAGTCTTGGCGGGTGCCATGCTGGGGCATTGTTTCTACACCGGCGGCAAATGGTCCATGAAAGCAGGCGCTTGGACTTCGAGCGCGTTTAGCCTGAGTGAATCAGACCTCACCGGATCTGTTGAGGTAAGTGGCGATATCCCGCGAAAGGATAAATACAACGCCGTGCGCGGGTGGTTCTTGGATGCTGCACGCAACTACCAGCAGGGTGAATTTCAGCCGGTCACTAATTCCGGCTATGAGTCGACCGACGGCGAGCGCATTTGGAAAGAGATTCAAATGGCGGCCTGCACGAATGACTATGAGTGCCAGCGCGCAGCCATCATCCTCAATCGGATAGGGCGCAGGATTCGATCGGCGACACTCACCTGTGGCATGAGCGCCTACAAGATCAAGCTATTCGAGACCGGCACCGTCACGTTGGCCGAGATCGGATGGAACGCTCAGACCGTTCGCTGCATGGGCTGGACCTTTACGGCTGACGGGCAGATACAGATCCAGTTACGTGAAGAAGCCTCAACCGATTGGAGCGACCCGTCGGCGGGTACTTATACGGTTCCGGGATCTAATACGATTGCGGTCCCTGATGGGTTTACGCCGACAGAACCGCTTAACTTTTCAGCGCAGCAGGTACTAGACGGCATCTTGTTTTCGTGGGAACCGCCGACACTGACGGTTCCTGGCACCACGTACACCATCTATGAATACACTAGCTCGACCCCGTTATCTAGCGCGACTGCGGTTGCTAGTGGGTTGACTGGAACCAGTCGGACGCTGATTAAGGTCGATACCACGACGCGCTATTACTGGATAAAGGCCGTAGCGCCTAACGGTAACTTGAGCGGACCGACACCGACTACGACTGGGATATCTGGGCGTGCATTGAGTATTTCGGCTGGGTTCAGGATGAACCCAAACTCATTGTCCCTTGGCAAGACTGGAACAGCATCTACACTAACTACTGCGGCGGCATCTGCTGTAGTTGTTGGCGGAACTCCTGGTTACACATATTCATGGGTGTATACAAGCGGCGATACATCAATAACTTGTTCAGCGAATACAACCATCAACCCGACATTTAGTCGGGCTAGCATGGCAGTCGATGACGAATTCGACGGCGTTTGGACACTGACGACTACAGATTCATTATCGGCAACTTGTACCTGCGTTGTCGGTTTGCACTTCCACCGGATTAGTTACGATTAAGGATTGTTATGACGTGGCCTACTTCACAAATTGTCGAAACAAGCGCCGCGCAGGTATGGGGGCGTATGTGCTCTGACGCATTAAACAGCAAGCAGCAAGCAACGCATCTGCGGCTCATGTCGCAGGGCGGTCAGCTCACGCCGCAGATGTTGCGCAATAGCATTCCGGGATTCAAAGCCGCGCGCACGTACCTGAATGCGAACGACGGCACCACTGGACTGCAAGCCTACGCGCGCATGGTATCCGGTAATGCGCTATTCGATTTGACGGCGGAATCTGCTGCTCTGAAAACCGCCTACGCTAACGTAATTCAGGAAGGTCGTGCGCTGCACAATGTGTCCATAGGATCATTGGCTGTCGATGGCACGGTTACCGAACCTTTGTCGCTTATAGCGGCGATAGATTGCGCTGCGCTTATTTCGGCATGTCAGGCACTCGAGGCGGCAGTATCATGAAACTCCCTTGGAATCCAACCGATCGTAAAACATCGTTGATCGTCGGTGCGATTGTGCTGCTACTCATTGCGGGACTCGCAACCAAGTGCAGGGCGGAATCATTCGCCACGTTTTCTTTAGGGGCTGCTCCATTACGCGGGCAAACGTCCGCCGCTGACCTCTCGATCACCTACCCGCAGGCCGGCCCAGGCGATTCGTCCTATGCGGTTGGCGTAACCTTCATTGGACCGTCAACGCTTTATGGTCAGTACCAGAAGCCCAACTTTGCATGGCGTGCTGAACTGATAGACGGCTTTGGAAAGTTTGACGTTGGTCTAGGCGTGGCCTACATGCAGAACGAGGATATCTACAATTCAGGACATGCGCAGTTCACGCTCGCGTTGTCATACAGATTTAAGTATGTCACGGTTGGTATACGGCATTTCAGCAATGGCGGTACACGAACTCCGAACAAGGGCAGAGACCTTGCATTCATCGGTTGGAGGTTTGAATGACAAACTCTGTAGAGGAGCGCTTGCGCGTTGTTGAGACCCAGCAGGCCGTAACTACTGCCATGCTTGAGCGCATTGAAAATGATCTGCGTGACATTGCACAGTCATCTAACGCCATCAAGGACGTGGTAACCGGCTGGAAAGGCGGCATGGGCATGTTGGTTATGATCGGTGGCGTGATGATGGTTGCCATATCAGGGGCCATGAGTTTCATCATATCCAGGTATTTCAAGTGAAGGACTCACGCAGCATTGAAGATCTACACCCGCTATTGCGGGCGCGAGTGCTTGAATGGTTGCAGGACTGTAAAGCTGCCGGGCTTGATATTCTCATCACTTGTACGCTGCGCTCTATGGAAACTCAGGCCGTTCTCTATAGCTACGGACGCACGGTACCGAATCCTAATAGCAGACCAACGCCTAACTTTCCTTTCGGAAAGGTAGCGACCAAGGCACAGCCAGGACAGTCTGCTCATAACTACGGCCTGGCTATCGACTTTGTGATAATGAACCAGGGCAAGGCTGACTGGACCGGGACTAGCCCCAACTGGAACAAGGCAATTGAGTTAGCGCAGGCTCGGGGGATGGAGTCGTTGAGACCGATGGAGTCTGCACATTTGCAGTTAACCAAATGGAAGGATCACCGATGAACAAACAATTCTGGCTCGGCGTCTGGCGCTCCAAGACCATCTGGCTAGGGCACGCCACGATGATTATGGGCATGGTCACGGCGACCTATCCTGACCTACTCAGCAAGGCGCAAGTGACGGCGTACCTGTTCGTTGCCGGAGTGCTGGGCTATGTGTTCCGCATCAAGGCTAATGGCTCGCTTGAGGAAAAGGGGCAGTGAGACTCTACATCTACATTGCGCTCGCCATCCTGCTCGCTGGCGCATTGTGGAAGGTGAACGACTGGCGTAGTGATGCGGCCAAGTTACCGGCTGCTATCGAAGCCAAGGCTGCTGCGGAGTCTGCCCTGACTGCCCAGCGCGAACAGGCTGTGAAGGATGCTGCTGTAGCTGCTAAGGTGTCCGGTGAGTTAGCTACGCTCAGGGGCAAAGAGGCTGAGATTGTGACTAAGATCATCCGTGTCCCGCGTAAGGAGTTGATCCATGCAGAAACACCTGATAAGTGTTCTACTCGCTCTAACAGCTTCCGCTTGCTCTACAACGAAGCCGTCACTGGCTCCAGTGCGGAACCCGCCCAGTGAGTGCATGGTCGCACAAGTCACGCAGTTATGCACACTTGCGCCCTCTTACGTTAACTTGGCGGCAGAAGATCAAGCGGCGATGGAACTGGCTTGTGAAGCGGCTAACTCGGCTATCCGCCGTGAGGCTGTGAAGAAGTGGGAGTGTTTGAAAGACTATGTTAAATCTTCTCCTTAAACCCGCCATCGAACTCGCCAAGGCCATCATTGCCAAAGTCCCGCCGTGGACGTGGGCTGTGCTGTTGTTCCTCGCAGTGTGGGCTGGCTCGATCTATGCAGCGGTCAGGATCACCCAAGGCATTGACGCGGATGCATGTGCTGCCAAGGCTTTAATAGCCGAGCGCAAATCCATTGACGACTTGTCAACCTCGCGCATGGACATTGCCAACCTGAAGGATGCACATTGTCAACTTCGCGCCAATCTCGCCGCGTGTGAGGCTACACTGGCAGCTAAACCCGTCCCGCCTAAAGTGGTGGTGCGGCGTGTCAAACCAGAGCCGGAGTTAGAAGCATGCGAGTAAGTGTCCTATTGTTCTTGATGCCCTCCATCGCCATAGCCACTGGCGGTACGACAGCGCCTACGCCGACTCCAACACAGGCGCAGGGGCAGGCCCAGGTTCAGGGACAGCACCAAGGGCAGGGGCAGGAACAGACCGCCAATAGCGCATCCAGTGCGGTCTCAACGGCATCTGCTCAAGGTGGGGCGGGTGGTAACTCGCAGGCCAGCAGCGCCGGTCAGACCGTTATCACTGAGCGGTCAGCGCCTGCGCTTGGGCAGGGTAGCTTTGCGATTCAGGGCTGTGGGGTTGCCGGCAATGCCGGACACTCCGGGACGGGCGGCGCGTCGTTTCTTGGGTTTGGGTTTACCCCAGCGCAGTGTTACGACTTTCAGCTTGCCCAAGCATACGCCGCACTCGGGGCATACGCCTCCGCCTGCGATGTTCTCAACAGAAGTGCCGCTGGGAAGCGCGCACAGAAGCGTGGCGTGAGCCTCCCAACGTGCAGTGCACCGCCAGTTGCAGAACATCCTATTACCGCTCAACCGCCTTCTCCTGTTGTAGTCAACGTCGAACCCGCTCTACCCGCCCCTGCCTGCACCAAGGCGGTCAGGCAGTGTGGGAGGAAACCCCAGTAGTCTCGCTGCTTTGTCCCATTTCTGTTTCTGGAGCAGCGCCGCCCGCTGAGGAGCCAGGCGGGACGTTCATCAGTTCGCCGGTTCCCAGTATGCGCGCCAGCCCAGCCGGTTAGCCGTCCCGAGCAGTCCCGCATCGTTGGTGTAGGTCGCTGACATATCCGCCGTGAGGTTGCAGGCAGAATCTGCAATTGCGTTGCTCAGCCAACTGCACTCAGAGCCGATCCGCGTTGCGGAGACAATCGTACCGTCCACCGCGTAGGTGATCTCCCACAACGCGGAGTACCTGCGCGTCCGATAGCGAATTCCGGAAGGGCAGTTCGTGTAGAAATTCGCCTGCGTCACAAGGCCGTCGGTGCTAATCCCGGTCGCCGCTTCGCTGACTTTAACGCCGCCACAAGAATGGGAGATGTAGGTCGGGTAAGAAGCACCTGGCTCCAGCCACACGCCGTTAGCGTTGATAACCAGATACGGTACGGACACTGCTGGCGCAGTCCCGATCCCCTGCACGCGGTACGAGTTCAGCCACATGCCGGGATCGACGTTAGTCACGTCAAGACTTGGCTCAGTGACCGTTGCAAACGGGATATAGATCTGCCCGTAGCTTCCGCTTTGCAATCGCCAAACCGTGTAGCTACCGCCGCCATCCGCGTCCCAGTTCAGGGTTGCGGTAGTCTTGGTAATGTCAGAGACCGTGACAATCGTCACGGCGTTAGCAGCAGGTACTGCCATCATCAAACACACAAGCATCGCTTTCATCGTCGTTCTCCTCGTTGGTAAAATCATTTCTCCCTCACATACTTGGCAACGCGCAGTCCCGGCGTTCCTAAGCCGTACTCAAAATACTTCCGCATCCTGGCATCGCGCTTTGTTGTGGAAACGTGAATAGTGAAGTCAGCCACTTCCCATTTGCCTCTGGCATTCGACTCAATCACCCACACATGGGGCTTTGGTTTGCGGGTCATTTCCTCCGCCTCCGTGCGCTGGCTTGCCATGCCGCCTTCCACGCCGCTAATTCTCCCTCATAGGGATTTATTGGCTCGGCGGACTGCACGCGCTTTTGCCACCACGAATGAAAGGCGTTATTGCGCGCCGTGATTGACGCTCGCCGCTCTGATAGTTTGCGCTTCATGGCTTCGTCACCTCAAGCACCTTGTTAGCGTTTTGTAGTGCCACTTGCAGATTTATCCCGCGAGAGAATGACGGGGTGTAATGCTCAACCCTATCGAGACTATCAAGTAATTCAATCAGAGCCGCCCGCAGCAGTTGGACTTCGGCTTGTGCACGTAACAGCATCGCGAACGTGTTCTCGCTCTCAGGCGGGAACTCCGCGATCATCTGGGCGATGGTCTTGGTGGTCATACTAATGGCTCGTCATCGTCTTCAACGCGGTTCGTAATCGGCTTCCACAACGCAGGCACAATCGCCTTCAACTCCCGCACTTCGGCTTCGAGGGCTGCGATGCGGTCTAACAGTCCTGCCGTTGTCTCGCGCTCATCGGGTGACGAGCACGTGCAAGACATGCCAAACAAGAGTCGGTCACCGCAGCGCAGACACATGTTCATTTCACTTCCTCCAGCAGTTGTGCTAGTGAGTTTTCTAGTTCAATGCGTTCAGGGCCGTCCGGCACGCAGGACAATTCTCCTTCCTGGTCTGTTAGGGATGTGACAGCCCGCGCTACACGGATCAGGGCTTCTTGGTCATCAAGGTAATTGGTGTCGCGACATAACCCCTTGCTCTGCGCGTAGTCATTTTCCATACGCGCCATGCGTTTTAGATTGACCTCAATCCGATCCAGTCGCGTGGTCATGTCGGCTCCTTCATGGCGGCGTCGATCCAAGCAATGCAACCATCCCACCCTTGATTGAAAATCTTGTAAGTGCCTTTGTCTCCGAGTGCTTCCATCACCTTGTCTAGCGCGCCTTTTTCACGCACTGCTATCATGGATGCATCGTATGCTGCGATCCGATCCTTGGCCGCCGCAAGCTCGGCTTCGAGGCGGGCGATGGTGTCCAAGAGTTCTCGAACTGCTGGCTCAAGTCTGCCGCCGTCGTAAACGGTCACGGACATTAGATCTAACTGCCTGAGTCTCCGCTGCGCTTCTTCTTGCTGCCCTGCTCGCGCCATTGACGCAAGTTTCTGCACTTCAATAGACCTTGCTTTTTGTCGATCTAGGTAAGCAAACCAACCCTTACAAATCTCTATTGTTTCAGGTAGTTTCACGTTCCTTCTCCTTGGGCAGCGGCGGGCATTTGATAAGCGCCATGGTTGCTAGGATCACAGTGTCCATGTCCGCTGGTGTAGAAATGTTAGTTATCGCCCGGTGCAGAATCGCGTACCTGCGTTCGAGTTCGAGGACGTAGTTCGCGCCGTAGCGGAAAGTGCTCCGCTCTATCATGCGCTCCGGCCAGTCTGGTGTGGTCATGGCTTGATAACTCCTTCCCTGATGAGTGCGGCCTGCGTGCGAAATACGCCTTCGGCAAAGCTCAATTGTGTCGCGTCGTCGTGGTGAGTATCGACAAAAGCATGGCAGGCACTACATGCCCAAGATCCAAGGAAGTCAGGCGCCTTCACACCCATGCCACTGATCCCGTTCAATCTTACATGCGCGAGTACCGTGGTCGCAGTATCGTGATTGCAGATGCCGGTTAAGCGTATTTGGCACTGCCTATCACGGGCGAATTTGCGTAGGTCGGTCATGATGCAATCATCGCAATTTCGTTTTCGAGCGCAGCAATGTCGATGCCTGGCAATACATGCTCATGGATCACATCGCAGGCACGCTTCCAGAACGCGGCCCATTGGTTCTGATCCATCTTGTCGAATGCGATGCTGTCAGGGACTTTCACAATCTCGCCCGTCGAGCGCAGCATGATTTCCTTTGTCAGGCCGCATTCTAATTTCAGCCACAAATGCACCTCAGTCGCACTCTTGAACTCCTCGCAGTTCTGGTACACGAGCTGACATAGAGCCCAGTAGCGCCTGTGCCAAGGTAAGCTGCGATTCTGGCGCAGCTTGATATCAGCCTGCACCAGCTCGCCAACTTGCCATGTCTGCATGCGCTTGGCGGTCTGTTCATCGCCGGCAATGAATCCGGAGAATGTGCGCTTGAATAGGAATTCAGCCATGCGCGCCGCCATGATGTTTGTAGCCTTGCCTGATCGCTTTCTGCAATGCGCTAGGCCGAATGCCGTAAATGCGCGCCCATTCGGCTGTCGATGGCAATGAGCGCTTGAGGTTCACGGCGTCGCGCACCTTGTCCAGTTGATCGGCAGTCAATTTCGGCTTGCGACCAACCACGTTAGACCTTGATCTCAAGACGCTGACCGGCTTCCAAATAGCAGCCGTCGATATGCTTTCCAGCCTTGAGCGCGGCTTTGATGGCGGTCTTGTCTGGGCGCGGCGGCGGCGGTTCTGGTGTGACCAGGTACTCGGCGGGTATCTGCGCGTTTTCCAGAATCTTTACCGACTCAGGATTGTTGCGCACGGCAATGACGAATTCCGGCGCTTCGATCTTGTTGATCCCGGTCGCCTGCAAATTGAAAAGCAAATACGCCTTTACGGACTCCGCGCGTTTGCGCAGTCTGTTAGCGCGAGCCTGCATGGCTTTCGCAGCGTCGTCGATCACGTCGGCGCTCGCCTCGATGTTGCGCACGAACTTGCAAATGTTCGTTGCCTTGACTTGCAGGTCGCCCGTCAATCCTTCGAGCGTGTCGCGAATAACCTGCTCTGGCAGATCATCAGAAGATTCCAGCGCTTCGACGGCCTTGTAGTCGGCGACAATTTCGTAAAGTTTAATTGCGTTCATGCTGCGAGCCCCGTCTTGTGCGCGTCGTAGGCGGTCTTGAACAGGGCGGCGGCGGCTGAATCTTTGGCCTGCGCGGCGTGCTGCCATGCCGAACTGAAAGCGGCCTTGAGCGATTCCGCATCGGCTGCGGCGTCGATGGCTGCGCGATGGTCTGCGATTTCGCTTTCTGTTAGACCGGTGGCTGTGTGGCTGGCAGATTCGATAGCGGCCTCGACCCGCTGCGCCGCAGGCGTCACGTCCACTTCGGGCACACCGTCTGCTATTTCTTCCGGCGTGTAAACGCCGATGGCGACACCTGGATAACAAGTGCGCACGCCTTCGCTGATCGTGCGCGCCCGTAGCATCTGGCGCGGGTAGTTCTTCCAATTGTCCTTTGCAGTGAGCCCGGCGGACTTGGCGCGCTCCATCGTCCAGTCGATCTTGACCGCGCCTGACTGCGGGTGCGTGAACGTGGCCTCGCATTTGGCGTCCGTGTAGCTGTGCCATTCCACGCGGCCTCCGGCCTGCTGGAAGCGAGCTAACATCGTGTCGGCTTTCAGGCTCGGGCGGCCTTGGATAACGTGATAGTCACGCGCCGCAGTCGCCGGGTGCGTGCCTTCAGCCTGCGCTATCAGCATCAGCGACAGCGCTTGCTCCGGCGTTTTCGCGCCGAACAAGCCGGACTTGGCAATGGCCTGCGCCATGCGCTCAAGCTGCGAGAACGGAATACTATGGACTTCGGTTGTTAGTGCGTTCATGTGTTCAATCCTTTTGTGCGCAACCATTGCGGCAATGGTCGCTCAAGTTCTGGCATTGGTTGAATCACGCCATGACTGATATCTGCGCGGCGCTTGGTGAGTGCTGACAGATACGCATTGGCGCGTTTGATGGCAAACAGCGTCTCAAGATCAGCGACCTTGCAATCTAATTCAGTGGGTGGACTGTCATTGGCAGCCTGCGCTGGCGTGCGTTCGCCCTCGGCTTCAATCTCGCGATGCTCTGCAATGGTCATAAGGTGTGCGGCTTCGGTGTTCATGCGGCCTCCGCAAGGTTTTTCATATCCGCCAACGCGGCTTCGTTCGTGTCAGAGAATCGCGCTGGGTTGATGTGGTAGCCGCTTTCCAGATAGATGAGCATCGCGGCTAATTCGGTGTTGTGAAACGCTTCCAGCGCCTTGCCAGCCTCACCAGCCAAATGCACTACCCAGCCAGCCCGACAGTGCGTCGTTTCGCAGGTGTGCCAGGTATTCATTTCCAACGCTTTGGGCTGCGACACGGCGGCATAAACCAACTGATGAATTTTGTCGATTTTTGGAATTGGCGGCGGCGTGTCGCTCGCGGTTATTTTTTCTTTTCCTTTTATGCCCGAGCAGCGCGAGCAGCGCGAGCAGCCCGAGCAGTACGAGCAGCCCGAGCAGCGCGAGCAGCGCGAGCAGTACGAGCAGCCCGAGCAGTCCGAGCAGCGCGAGCAGCCCGAGCAGTCCGAGCAGTTCGAGCAGTACGAGCAGCCCGAGCAGTCCGAGCAGCGCGAGCAGCGCGAGCAGTCCGAGCAGTACGAGCAGCCCGAGCAGTCCGAGCAGTTCGAGCAGTACGAGCAGTTCGAGCAGTTGGTGCAATTGTCGCAATTCACCAGCAAATCAAGCGCTTTCTGCGCAGCTTCGCTGCTGCCAAAATACTCAACACTGCACTTGTTGCCATTGGCGTCCGTTAGCCATTCGATTTCGGTAGTCATTTGCGCTCCACAAGGTAAGTTACAAAAGCGAGCACTGCGGCTAACACGCACAGGCCGAACAGGAATTGCACGGTGTCGAGTAGCGGGGTCATTTATCCGCCTTTTGCTTTTCAATAGAAATGGCAGCAAGTTTCACTGCCAGTTCGTATTGCTTTCTGAACTTGCCAGATTTATGGGTTTTCTTGATAGCAGCTACAAATTCTTTGCGCGATCCAGAAAAGCAGCCGGTCGTAAACCTAACTGAAAGTTTTGCATCAGCATGAACTGTAAGGAACGCATAGCGCGATCCGATTGGCCCGACTAATAAAAACGATGCATCGCCGGAGACCCGCGCATCGCCGGAGACCCGCGCATCGCCGGAGACCTGCGCATTGCCGTAGACCCGCGCATTGCCGTAGACCCGCGCATCGCCGGAGACCCACGCATCGCCGGAGACCCACGCATCGCCGGAGACCTGCGCCAAATTTTCTTCTTTTTCAATCCAGCCGCCAATTTCGCCTTTGGCAACTGTGCCAAATGAAACTAGTGCGCGAATTTGCTTAAGACTGATGCCGTAAAATATTTTCTTTTCGCCTGTAAATTCGTATTTCATTTATCCGCCCTCAGTTCGCCGCCATGCTTGGCCTCATATCGCAGCTCAGACACGTACTCGCACACTGCGTCGTAGGCTTCGGTTTCAAATATCGACAGCCATTTGGTTAGGTCTGCGCCGTCGCAGTGGAGCGTGAGCAATGTCGGGCCATCCTCGTTGTTAGGCCAGTCATAGGTCACTTCACAGTCGATGCCGTGAATGGTTATGTCGGCGTGCTGG